GAATAGGGTAATTACAGGCGATAGAAACGCTAGTACCGTAGAAAATGCAAACCTCCCGCCTCAAGCTACGAGACCAGCGAAAAGCGAAACAGTTGTTGCTTCTTCAACAGCTACTGATAATGGCGAAGATGATACTTTGTCATACTTTAGTAAATTAGCTGAGGAAGAGTAATCTATCTCTCTCTAAACTGAAAGCTTTAAGGGGCCGTTAGAAATAACGGCCTCTTTTGTATTTTTAGCGTATAAATATAGTTATGGCAAGTATCCTAGATCCGCTAGTAGATAAACAAGGTGGCATAAAGAAGTCAGCAAATTGGTATAGAACTAATGTTCAATCAATGGCTGATAAATTTACAGCCAGAAAGTTGATGAATCAAGGCAGGTTAATAGGCTCACCTAGTGGTGGTAGATTAAACATGTTTTTCTATGACCCTAAAGGTAAGAAGAAATTACCTTACTATGATACGTTTCCGTTAGTATTACCTTTGGAATCAATTAAAGGTGGTTTTATGGGTATGAACTTTCACTACTTGCCCTACATGTTAAGATTTAAATTACTAGAGAGAATGCAAAAGTTTTCTACAGGTGGTTTTGACAGAATGACAAGATTTGACGCTAACTATGATGATGTAAAGAAGATTGGCCTAGTAAGACCAACAATTAAAAAATATCTTTACAATCATGTTCAATCTCGTTTTTTAAGAATAGATTTTGACGAGGCAGTATTGGCAGCTTACTTACCAGTACAACAATTTAAAAAGGCAGGCACAAGTAAAGTGTGGTCAGACAGTAGGAGAATGATCTAATGGCAATATTAAGAGGTGGTCGTAGAATAGGTAACTTTGACATAAGAGTTGGTATACCTAGAGATAAGTCACTACAAAATGTATTAGGTGATCCTAGATTAAAACAAAGAGCAGGTGGTAATCCTGAATCTACAATGGGTAGATTTATAGGTAAGGTTGCTGAAGGTGAGGGCTTTGCTAGACCAAACAGATTTTTAGTTGACTTCATTTTACCAAAAGGTATAAATGAAATATCAACAGGCCCAGCAGGCCCTCCAGGTTCACAAGATCAGTTTGTTTTTGAAGAAGAAATTAGTAGATCAACAAGGCCTGGCGAACTACAGTCAGAGAACGAATTAAGAAGAGGTTTAAGAGCATTTTGTTATAGTTTAGAAATGCCTGGCAGAAACGTAGATACAAAACCTTTTCAAACATATGGGCCTAAAAGAGAAGTTGCTTATGCTTACAGTTTTCCAGGTGAGATAACATTATCATTTTATGCTGACAAGTATTTAAGACAAAGAACATTTTTTGAAATGTGGCAAAACTCTATTATGGATCAGGCCACACACAATATGCATTTTTATGATGAGTATGTTGGTGGTATTAGAATATACCAATTAGGTGCTTTTGCTGGTGACGCTTTTAGAGATAGAATATCTTACGGTGTAGAACTGTTTGAAGCATATCCTAAATCCATACTAGCAGTACCATTTGATTATGGCAATTCAGATATACAAAAAATATCAATCACATTTCAATTTAGAAATTGGCAAAATTTATCACTAGATCAAGTTAAGAATTATACAGTTGGTGGTGGATTTAAAGTACCTACTGTTAAACAAGGTAACAGAGGATTCCTAGGTAATATATTAAGTAAATTACCACCAGAAATAAGACGAGCAGGTAGGGACGCTGTAAACGTTATCAAGCAAAGAGTCCCAATTGGAGCGGTGTTTGGAGGCAAAGTATTCCCACCATTCTTATAATATTGAAGGAGTAAATAATGGCATTACCAATAGCTAATGTAGCACAATATGAGTTGACTTTACCATCTCAACAAAAGAAAATCAAGTACAGACCATTTCTTGTAAAAGAAGAAAAGATTTTACTAATGGCACTTGAAACACAAAAACCAGAAGACATGCTTGAAGCAGTAAAGAATATAGTCAAGTCATGTACATTTAACGAAATTAATCCTGAAGACTACCCTATGTTTGATTTAGAGTATATCTTTTTACAAATAAGAGCTAAGTCTGTAGGTGAAATTTCTAAAATTAAAGTGTTGTGTCCAGACGACAAGAAAACCTATGAAAAAGTAGAAGTTGACTTATCTAAGGTTGAGGTGTATGTTGAAGACGACCATAGTAACAATATAGTTTTAGATGAAGACAGAAAACTAGGTATATTATTAAAGTATCCGTCACTAAAGATTATCAACACTGGTATTCTAACAGGTGATGTAAAACTAGCACAAATGTACGAGTTAATTGTAAACTCTATAGAACAAATTTACGAGGGTGACAAGGTACATATGGCTAAAGATACAGATAAAAAAGAATTAGATGACTTTGTAAATAACTTATCTGGTGAACAGATGAGAAAAATACAGAGTTTCTTTGAAACTATGCCTAGATTAGAGCAGAAAATTAAAGTAACCAACTCAAAAACCAAGGTGGAGAGTGAAGTTACACTGAAAGGTCTGGCCGATTTTTTCGGATAGCCCTCTCACACGATAGTTTAGAAAACTATTATGAAACTAATTTTGCTCTGATGCAACATCATAAATATTCATTGAGTGAATTAGAAAATATGTTACCGTGGGAGAGGGAGATTTACATAACCCTTTTAGTACAGTATTTAAAAGAAGAAAAAGAGAAAAGAACCAGAGAGGCGATGAAGTAATGAGTGAATTAGAAGACAAAATTGTTGTACCTGCTGATAAGAAAGAAATTACTAAAAAAGTAAAAGTAGATTTAGAAGTAGATACATCCGTTAAAGACATGGGTCCTAACCCATATGCTAAATTGATACACATGGCGAGAGCTATTGACGCTTGGAGAATATTTCCAAGACTATTCTTAACAGTTTACATTATACTATTATACAAATGTGTGATATGGTATATGAACTTATCTGCTCCTACTATGGAACAGAGTGGGCTAATCAGTATCGTTGTTGGTGCTGGCGCTGCCTGGTTTGGTCTATACACAGGCACAAGTAAAAGTAAAAAATAATGGCTGAACTTACATTAAAAGACGAATCAGTATTACAGATAGGTAAATCTGTCGCTAACTCATTTGAGGGACTAGCGAGCTCAGGTAAGGCTATGTTAATAGGCCCACCAATGCCTATGAACAATGATTCAGACATTAGTGGTGATAATGTGCCAGCAACAAGTGGTGATAATGTACCAGTGACTATGGGTGGTGATAATGAACCAGAGATGGAAAAACCTGCCTCTATAGGAATATTTGAAAGTATTAGAGAAAAGATTAGTGAGATGGTAAGCGTATTGTCTGCTAACTTTGCTTTTGATAAAAAGGTAGCAGCTGAAGATGACGTAATGGACAGAGTTGAACAGGCACAAGATACAGAAATGGGTAAAGAAGATGAAGGTCCTGGTATGTTGGCCAAAATAGGTGATAGTTTTAAAAGTAAATTTGCCGCTTTAGGAGAGTCTGCTAAAGAAAAGACAAAGGCATTAGCAGGTGGCCTAGGAAGTATGTTAATGAAAGGTGGTCTAATATTTGGTTTATTATTACTTGCTAAAGGTTTACAAAAGTATGGTAAAGAAATTGCTGAAAAATTAACACCAATTGTGGATGGTATTAAGGCTTTCTTTAGTGCCTTTATGGATGACATAGGCCCTTTGTTTAACAGAGCAATTGATATTATAAAAACGGCATTTGGTGGACTTGCTGATATGTTTAAGGGTTTATTTACAGGTGACGCTAGTATGTTTATAGGTGGCGTAAAAAAAATATTTTTTGATTTACCTATAAAATTAATGTCATATATTGGTGACGCTTTCTTTACTTTGATAGAGAACGCCTTAGCTGCCTTTGGTATAGAATCAGAAATGGTAACTAATATAAAACTAGCATTTAGAACATTACCAGAAGCAATACAAGGTGCTATTGACGCTGCTGTAACATTTATTACAGAAACAATACCACAATTTTTTACAGATATGAAAGACGCTGTTGTAGATAAGGCAAAGAGTATTGTAACATCTATTAAGACTTTCTTTACAGACGCCTTTGATAGTATTAAAAACACATTTACAGAAACAATTGAAGGCATTGGTAACTTCTTTAGTAATATTGGTGACAAAATTAAAACAGTAATTAATGGTGCCATTGACGCTTTACCATTACCACAATTTATTAAAGACAAGTTAAAGTTTGAAACAAAAGCAGACAAAGAGGCTGGTGCTATGGTATCAGAAACAGGTGGTTTAGAAAAATATAAAACTGAGGGAATAGATCCAGGTAAAAGACAAGCCATGACAGGTGGTGGTGTAACTGGTGAAGAAGCTCTTGCTGAAGTAAAAGGTGAACAATACACTACATCTAAAGTATCTAAAGCAGGCACAAGTGGTTATGACCAAGCATTTGGTATAATGACAGCAGATCAATATAAAGAATTTGAAAAGATCAAAGATGTTGACCAACAGATAGCATATTTAAAAAATTTAAATGACGCTGAACAAGAACGAAGACAAATGATCTTAGATGAGGCAGAAAAACAAAAAGAATTTAATAAAAAGATGGATGCTTTGAAACCTGAGTTTGGTGGAGAGATTGTAGGTCCAGATGATCAAATGTTAAAAGATGATAAAAATTTAAGAGGTGGTGTTACTGGTAAAGATATAAACACCGAGAGTGCCAACATGAATAGCTCTAGTGCAGGAGGTGATATGAATATCAACAAAGGTGGTAACACAAATGTTACAACTGCCAATAATACATATACAACTATATTAGAAGATACAAATACGAGTGATGGTGGTTTAAGGAATGCTTTAAGCGCCTAGTAAATACCTAATTCTTTTTCAGTGAAGATTTTAAACTCCATGTTATTGTCGTTACAATACACATCAGCGGCTTGCCATTTAGCCACATTTTTGATATATTCTAAACTCTCTCTCATAAAAGCTTTTGTCTTCTTAGTTTTAGGTCTAGGTTTTTTAGTTTGAGCAGATGGTTTTATCTCTATCATATAACGCTTGCCTTTGGCTGTCTTTATGATAAAGTCAGGAAAGTAACGGTGTTTCTTTCTATCAATAGGATTGATATATGGTATCGCCAATTCTTCACTGGCCCAATAGGTTATATCCTCTGTCCTGTCACAATATACCATAAACTTACGCTCCCAATTAGAACGATACACAATTCTAGTAGGGTCGCCAGCATATTTCTTTGGGTTGGTAGGTCTGTAAATACCTTTGTATGATTGTCTTTTTTTCATTATAAATATTACTAATATATAGGTAACTTAAATGGCTTCAATCAAATTAGGACAATTATTATCATTAGGTGGTAGTTTCATCAATGGTTTAGGTAACAAGTCATCTGCTAAATCAAAGGCAGCTGCTCAGGATTTACTAAAGAAATCAAAACTAGAACTACCAAGCACAAAAGAACCAACTTCACACATGAAAGCAAACCCATTAGGATTTGCTAGCATACAGTTTCCTAGAGACCTAGGTAATAGTGAACAAGGCCACTACATGATATTTTATGTTGTATCATCTAAACATAGTGAGATAACAGACAACAAGTTTCATAACACACTAGGCGTATCAAGTGTTGACACGGATGATTATGGTGGCTCAAGTTATAACATACAAAAATTAAGAACGAGCAGAAATGGTGATACTATGAAAATAGGTAAAGGCACAAGAAACAGTGTCAACTCTCGTAAACCAGTCCACAATACAGTTACAACTGCCGTGGCATTATACATGCCACCTGCCATCAAGGCCTCTTACAGTGTGGTCAATGGGCCTACAGAGTTAGGCATGGCTGGTTTAGCTGCT